ATAAAACGATGAAACACACTGACATTCGTGCCGCAGTGCTGGATGCACTCGAGCAGCATGAACACGGGGCGACGCTGTTTGATGGTCGCCCCGTTGTTTTTGACGAAGAGGATTTTCCTGCGATCGCGGTTTATCTGACGGATGCAGAGTATACCGGTGAAGAGCTGGATGCAGATACCTGGCGGGCCACGCTGCATATTGAGGTGTTTTTACCGGCACAGGTACCGGATTCAGAGCTTGATCAGTGGATGGAAAGCCGGATTTACCCGGCGATGACCGCGATCCCGGCACTGGCAGGACTGATTACCACGATGGTTACGCAGGGCTATGAGTATCGTCGTGATGACGATATGGCGTTATGGAGTTCTGCAGATCTGACTTATTCCATTACATACGAGATGTGAGGACGATATGGCAACACCAAATCCCCTTGAGCCGGTAAAAGGTGCCGGTACCACTCTGTGGGTTTACAACGGCAAGGGTGATGCTTATGCAAACCCGTTGTCAGACGATGACTGGCAGCGACTGGCTAAGGTGAAGGATCTGACGCCGGGCGAGATGACGGCAGAATCCTACGATGATAACTACCTGGATGATGAAGACGCGGACTGGACCGCGACCGGGCAGGGGCAGAAATCTGCAGGTGATACCAGTTTTACGCTGGCCTGGAAACCGGGAGAGGAAGGCCAGAAAGGGCTTATAGGCTGGTTTGAAATCGGCGATGTCCGGGCCTATAAAATCCGTTTTCCGAATGGCACGGTGGATGTGTTTCGTGGCTGGGTCAGCAGTATCGGTAAGGCCGTGACGGCGAAAGAAGTGATCACCCGCACGGTGAAAGTCACTAACGTGGGTAAACCTTCTGTAGCGGAAGAACGCAGCAAAATTACGCCGGTCAGTGCGATTAAGGTGACGCCGACATCCGGTACGGTGGCAAAAGGGAAAACAACCACCCTGACGGTTTCTTTTGAGCCGGAAAGTGCAACAGACAAGACGTTCAGAGCGGTTTCCGCCGATCCGTCGAAAGCCACCATTAGTGTGAAAGATATGACAATTACGGTAAACGGCGTGGCGACAGGTAAGGTGCAGATCCCTGTGGTGAGCGGAAATGGTCAGTTCGCCGCAGTGGCTGAAGTCACCGTTACTGAAGCGGGCGCTGCAGGGTAAACGGAGGTCATACATGTTTCTGAAAACAGAACAATTTGAATATAACGGTGTGTCTGTCACGCTTTCCGAATTGTCTGCGCTGCAGCGTATCGAGCATCTTGCCCTCCTGAAACGGCGTGCAGAACAGGCAGAATCCAGCGGCAACCTGCAGGTAAGCGTGGAAGATCTCGTCAGAACCGGCGCGTTTCTGGTGGCGATGTCCCTGTGGCATAACCATCCACAGAAAACGCAGTCACCGTCAATGAATGAGGCCGTGATGAAGATAGAGCAGGAAGTGCTCACCACCTGGCCTGCCGATGCCATTGCCCGGGCGGAAGACGTGGTGTTGTGCCTGTCCGGGATGATCGAAGCTGTTCGTCCGGATACTGATATTACTGAAGTGGCGAAAAATAACACGCTGACTGATGATGATTTTTCTGCGGGAAAGTCTTCGACGGCGAGCTGAACTTTGCCCTCAGACTGGCGCGTGAGATGGGGAGACCCGACTGGCGCGCCATGCTTGCCGGGATGACATCCACCGAATATGCCGACTGGCACCGTTTTTACCGCACGCATTATTTTCAGGATACCCAGCTGGATATGCATTTTTCCGGGCTGACGTACGCCGTACTCAGCCTGTTTTTTTGCGATCCGGATATGCATCCCTCTGATTTCAGTCTGCTTGTCCCCCGGCATGAGGAAGAGCAGGTGGAGAGGCCGGATGAGGACAAAATGCTGATGCAGAAAGCGGCAGGACTTGCCGGAGGCGTCCGGTTCGGTGGGGACGGAGGGCGCGATATTTTATCGTCTGCGGATGTGGCGGATGTCATGGTGGATGATGCCGCATTAATGATGGCTTCAGCGGGGATTCCGGGAGGTGTGAGATATGTCCCAGCCGGTTGGTGATCTTGTTATTGACCTGAGTCTGGATGCGGTCCGTTTCGATGAGCAGATGAGCCGGGTAAGGCGTCATTTTTCAGGACTGGAGACTGACGCCAGAAAAACCGCCGGTGTCGTTGAGCAGAACCTGAGTCGTCAGGCGCTGGCTGCACAAAAAGCCGGGATTTCCGTCGGGCAGTATAAAGCGGCCATGCGAACCCTGCCCGCACAGTTTACGGATATCGCCACGCAGCTTGCCGGTGGTCAGAATCCCTGGCTGATCCTGCTGCAACAGGGCGGTCAGGTGAAGGACTCCTTCGGCGGGATGATCCCCATGTTCAGGGGACTTGCCGGTGCGATCACCCTGCCGATGGTCGGGGTCACCTCGCTGGCGGTGGCGACAGGTGCGCTTGCGTACGCCTGGTACCTGGGGGATTCCACGCTTTCAGCGTTTAATAAAACCCTGGTTCTTTCCGGTAATCAGTCCGGACTGACTGCCGATCGCATGCTGACGCTCTCCAGAGCCGGACAGGCCGCAGGGCTGACGTTTAACCAGGCGAGAGAGTCACTGGCAGCCCTGGTGAATGCCGGTGTGCGTGGTGGTGAACAGTTTGATGCCATCAACCAGAGTGTCGCGCGTTTTGCTTCTGCATCCGGTGTGGAGGTGGACAAGGTTGCAGAGGCTTTCGGAAAACTGACCACCGACCCGACGTCGGGGCTGATTGCGATGGCGCGCCAGTTCCGTAACGTGACGGCAGAGCAGATTGCGTATGTTGCGCAGCTGCAGCGTTCCGGTGATGAGGCCGGGGCCTTACAGGCGGCGAACGATATCGCCACGAAAGGCTTTGATGAGCAGACCCGTCGCCTGAAAGAAAACATGGGGACACTGGAGACCTGGGCGGATAAAACAGGGAAGGCGTTCAAATCGATGTGGGATGCCATTCTGGATATCGGTCGTCCTGAGTCCTCAGCGGATATGCTCGCCAGTGCACAGAAGGCATTTGATGAGGCGGATAAAAAATGGCAGTGGTACCAGAGCCGGAGCCAGCGCCGGGGAAAAACCGCCTCTTTCCGGGCCAACCTTCAGGGCGCATGGAATGACCGGGAAAATGCCCGTCTGGGGCTGGCAGCGGCCACGCTGCAGTCGGATATGGAAAAAGCCGGTGAACTGGCCGCCAGGGACCGGGCCGAACGGGACGCATCACAGCTGAAGTATACCGAAGAGGCGCAGAAGGCTTACGAACGGCTGCAGACGCCGCTGGAGAAATATACCGCCCGTCAGGAAGAACTGAACAAGGCACTGAAGGACGGGAAAATCCTGCAGGCGGATTACAACACGCTGATGGCGTCGGCAAAAAAGGATTATGAATCGACGCTGAAAAAGCCGTCAGGTGTGAAGGTGTCTGCCGGTGAGCGCCAGGAAGACCGGGCGCATGCAGCCATGCTGGCGCTTGAAACCGAGCTCAGGACGCTGGAAAAACACAGCGGTGTGAATGAGAAAATCAGCCAGCAGCGCCGGGATTTATGGGAAGCGGAAAATCAGTATGTGGTCCTGAAAGAGGCCGCCACGAAACGGCAGTTATCTGAGCAGGAAAAATCCCTGCTGGCTCATGAGAAAGAGACGCTGGAGTACAAACGCCAGCTGGCTGAGCTGGGAGACAAGATTGAACACCAGAAGCGGCTGAATGAGCTGGCACAGCAGGCGGCGCGGTTTGAACAGCAGCAGAGCGCGAAGCAGGCGGCAATCAGCGCAAAAGCCCGCGGCCTCACTGACCGTCAGGCGCAGCGGGAGTCGGAAGAGCAGCGCCTTCGTGAGGTGTACGGTGATAATCCGGCTGCGCTGGCGAAGGCCACATCTGCACTGAAGAACACCTGGTCTGCGGAGGAGCAGCTTCGTGGAAGCTGGATGGCCGGGATGAAGTCCGGCTGGGGCGAGTGGGCGGAAAGTGCGACGGACAGTTTTTCGCAGGTTAAAAACGCGGCCACGCAGACCTTTGACGGTATTGCACAGAATATGGCGGCGATGCTGACCGGCAGCGAACAGAACTGGCGTGGTTTCACCCGTTCTGTGCTGTCCATGCTGACAGAGATTTTTCTGAAGCAGGCGATGGTGGGGATAGTCGGGAGTATCGGCAGCGCCATTGGCGGTGCTTTCGGTGGTGGTGCGTCTGCCTCCACGGGGACGGCCATTCAGGCTGCGGCGGCGAACTTCCATTTCGCGACCGGGGGATTTACGGGGACGGGGGGGAAATATGAACCTGCGGGGATTGTTCATCGCGGGGAGTTTGTCTTCACGAAGGAGGCGACCAGCCGGATTGGCGTGGGAAATCTTTACCGGCTGATGCGCGGCTATGCCACCGGCGGTTATGTCGGTGGCACCGGAAGTCCGGCGCAAATGCGGCGTTCAGAGGGTATCAGATTTGAGCAGAACAACAACGTGGTGATTCAGAACGACGGTACGAATGGTCTGCCAGGTCCACAGATGCTGAAGGCAGTGTATGACATGGCCCGCAAGGGTGCCCGTGATGAAATTCAGGCACAGATGCGCGATGGTGGTCTGTTCTCCGGAGGTGGACGATGAAGACCTTCCACTGGAAAGTGAAACCCGGTATGGATGTGGCTTCAGCCCCTTCCGTCAGGAAAGTGCGCTTTGGTGATGGCTATTCCCAGCGAGCGCCTGCCGGGCTGAATGCCGACCTGAAAACGTACAGCGTGACGCTTTCTGTTCCCCGTTGGGAGGCCACGGCGCTTGAGTCGTTTCTGGCTGAGCACGGGGGCTGGAAATCCTTTCTGTGGACGCCGCCTTATGAGTGGCGGCAGATAAAGGTGACCTGCGCAAAATGGTCGTCGCGGGTCAGTATGCTGCGTGTTGAGTTCAGCGCAGAGTTTGAACAGGTGGTGAACTGATGCAGGATATCCGGCAGGAAACACTGAATGAATGCACCCGTGCGGAGCAGTCGGCCAGCGTGGTGCTCTGGGAAATCGATCTGACAGAGGTCGGTGGAGAACGTTATTTTTTCTGTAATGAGCAGAACGAAAAAGGTGAGCCGGTCACCTGGCAGGGGCGACAGTATCAGCCGTATCCCATTCAGGGGAGTGGTTTTGAACTGAATGGCAAAGGCACCAGTACGCGCCCCACGCTGACGGTTTCTAACCTGTACGGTATGGTCACCGGTATGGTGGAAGATATGCAGAGTCTGGTCGGCGGAACGGTGGTCCGGCGTAAGGTTTACGCCCGTTTTCTGGATGCGGTGAACTTCGTCAACGGAAACAGTGACGCCGATCCGGAGCAGGAGGTGATCAGCCGCTGGCGCATCGAGCAGTGCAGCGAACTGAGCGCGGTGAGTGCCTCCTTTGTACTGTCCACGCCGACGGAAACGGATGGCGCTGTTTTTCCGGGACGTATCATGCTGGCCAACACCTGCACCTGGACCTATCGCGGTGATGAGTGCGGTTATCACGGTCCGGCAGTCGCGGATGAATATGACCAGCCGACGTCCGATATCACGAAGGATAAATGCAGCAAATGCCTGAGCGGCTGTAAGTTTCGCAATAACGTCGGCAACTTTGGCGGCTTCCTTTCCATTAACAAACTTTCGCAGTAATCCCATGACAGAGACAGAATCAGCGATTCTGGCGCACGCCCGGCGATGTGCGCCAGCGGAGTCGTGCGGCTTCGTGGTGAGAGCGCCGGAGGGGGAAAGATATTTTCCCTGCGTGAATATTTCCGGTGAGCCGGAGGATTATTTCCGGATGGCTCCGGAGGACTGGCTGCAGGCAGAGATGCAGGGTGAGATTGTGGCACTGGTCCACAGTCATCCCGGTGGTCTGCCCTGGCTGAGTGAGGCTGACCGGCGGCTGCAGGTGCAGAGTGATTTGCCGTGGTGGCTGGTCTGCCGGGGGGCGATTCACAAGTTCCGCTGTGTGCCGCATCTCACCGGGCGGCGCTTTGAGCACGGGGTGACGGACTGTTACACGCTGTTCCGGGATGCTTATCATCTGGCGGGGATTGAGATGCCGGATTTTCATCGCGGGGATGACTGGTGGCGTCACGGTCAGAATCTCTATCTGGATAATCTGGAGGCCACAGGGCTGTATCAGGTGCCGTTGTCAGCGGCGCAGCCGGGCGATGTGCTGCTGTGCTGTTTTGGTTCATCGGTGCCGAATCATGCCGCCATTTACTGTGGTGACAGCGAGCTGCTGCACCATATTCCTGAACAACTGAGCAAACGAGAGAGGTACACCGACAAATGGCAGCGACGCACACACTCCCTCTGGCGTCACCAGGCATGGCACGCATCTGCCTTTACGGGGATTTACAACGATTTGGTCGCCGCATCGACCTTCGTGTGAAAACGGGGGCCGAAGCCATCCGGGCGCTGGCCACACAGCTCCCGGCGTTTCGCCAGAAACTGAATGAGGGCTGGTATCAGGTGCGCATTGCCGGGCGTGATGCAGGCGAAAACGAATTATCTGCCCGTCTTAATGAGCCGCTGGCAAATGGTGCCGTGATCCACATCGTACCGCGTCTGGCGGGTGCCAAAAGTGGTGGTGTTTTTCAGGCAGTGCTGGGTGCGGCGCTGATTGCTACGGCAATCTGGATGCCAGGAATCAGTATCGCTTTCAGTAACATTCTCTTTTCTATGGGGGCAGCGATGACGCTTGGTGGTGTCGCACAGATGCTGGCCCCTAAACCCAAAACTCCACGTACACAGACAACGGATAACGGCAAACAGAACACCTATTTCTCCTCACTGGATAACATGGTTGCCCAGGGCAATGTCCTGCCTGTTCTGTACGGTGAAATGCGCGTGGGGTCACGTGTGGCATCTCAGGAGATCAGCACGGCAGATGAAGGGGATGGTGGTCAGGTTGTGGTAATTGGGCGGTAATATTATTTACTCATGTTCTAACTGATTTAATATTTATATCGAACACTGATAATTATTCTATTGGTTAGCTATATGAACAAAACGATTTTATTCTGCACGATTATTGCCTTAACAGGATGTAAATCTTTGGATTACGTAAAATCCGGAAAACCTGTAATGGAAGGTAATTCATTAAAAAATATTGATGAATTGTCAGGCTGCATATCCAGACAATGGGCTGGTAATGGAACACCTATAACATCCCTTCCTATTGAGAATGAGGTAAGCCTTTTAGTTCCACAGGCTATGGGGGGATATGATGTTGTGCTTGATATCAAAAAAGCAGGAAATGGCAGTAGTTTTACTCTTTATGAACGTGTACCAGCATTAACGCCAAAAATTTTTGCTGATAGTGTTAATGCATGTAAATAATAGTTAATCCTGCCGTAACTCATGAGCCGCCTTTTGGGCGGCTTTGTTGTTTATGGAGTGTGAGGAATGGGTAAAGGAAGCAGTAAGGGGCATACCCCGCGCGAAGCGAAGGACAACCTGAAGTCCACGCAGCTGCTGAGTGTGATCGATGCCATCAGCGAAGGGCCGGTTGAAGGTCCGGTGGATGGATTAAAAAGCGTGCTGCTGAACAGTACGCCGGTGCTGGACAGTGAGGGGAATACCAATATATCCGGCGTCACGGTGGTGTTCCGGGCCGGTGAGCAGGAGCAGACACCGCCGGAGGGATTTGAATCCTCCGGCTCCGAGACGGTGCTGGGTACGGAAGTGAAGTACGACACGCCGATTACCCGGACCATCACGTCGGCAAACATCGACCGTCTGCGCTTTACCTTCGGTGTGCAGGCACTGGTGGAAACCACCTCAAAGGGGGACCGGAATCCGTCGGAAGTCCGCCTGCTGGTTCAGATACAGCGTAATGGTGGCTGGGTGACGGAAAAAGACATCACCATTAAAGGCAAAACCACCTCACAGTATCTAGCATCGGTGGTGGTGGGTAACCTGCCGCCGCGCCCGTTCAATATCCGGATGCGCAGGATGACGCCGGACAGCACCACAGACCAGCTGCAGAACAAAACGCTCTGGTCGTCATACACCGAAATCATCGATGTGAAACAGTGCTACCCGAACACGGCACTGGTCGGCGTACAGGTGGATTCGGAGCAGTTCGGCAGCCAGCAGGTGAGCCGTAATTATCATCTGCGCGGGCGTATTCTGCAGGTGCCGTCGAACTATAACCCGCAGACTCGGCAATACAGCGGTATCTGGGACGGAACGTTTAAGCCAGCATACAGCAATAACATGGCCTGGTGTCTGTGGGATATGCTGACCCATCCACGCTACGGCATGGGGAAGCGTCTTGGTGCGGCGGATGTGGACAAATGGGCGCTGTATGTCATCGGCCAGTACTGCGACCAGTCAGTGCCGGATGGCTTTGGTGGCACGGAGCCGCGCATCACCTGTAACGCTTACCTGACCACACAGCGTAAGGCGTGGGATGTGCTCAGTGATTTCTGTTCGGCGATGCGCTGTATGCCGGTATGGAACGGGCAGACGCTGACGTTCGTGCAGGACCGACCGTCGGATAAGGTGTGGACCTATAACCGCAGTAATGTGGTGATGCCGGATGATGGCGCGCCGTTCCGCTACAGCTTCAGCGCCCTGAAGGACCGCCATAATGCCGTTGAGGTGAACTGGATTGACCCGGATAACGGCTGGGAGACGGCGACAGAGCTTGTTGAAGATACGCAGGCCATTGCCCGTTACGGTCGTAACGTCACGAAGATGGATGCCTTTGGCTGTACCAGCCGGGGGCAGGCACACCGCGCCGGGCTGTGGCTGATTAAAACGGAGCTGCTGGAAACGCAGACCGTGGACTTCAGCGTGGGTGCAGAAGGGCTTCGCCATGTACCGGGCGATGTCATTGAAATCTGTGATGATGACTATGCCGGTATCAGCATCGGCGGGCGCGTGCTGGCGGTGAACAGCCAGACGCGGACACTGACGCTCGACCGTGAAATCACGCTGCCATCCTCCGGCACCACGCTGATAAGCCTGGTTGACGGACAGGGGAATCCGGTCAGCGTGGAGGTCCAGTCCGTCACCGACGGCGTGAAGGTGAAAGTGAGCCGTGTTCCTGACGGCGTTGCCGAATACAGCGTGTGGGGGCTGAAGCTGCCGACGCTGCGCCAGCGCCTGTTCCGCTGCGTGAGTATCCGTGAGAACGATGGCGGCACGTATGCCATCACCGCCGTGCAGCATGTACCGGAAAAAGAAGCCATCGTGGATAACGGGGCGCACTTTGACGGCGACCAGAGCGGCACGGTGAATGGTGTCACGCCGCCAGCGGTGCAGCACCTGACTGCCGAAGTCACCGCAGACAGCGGGGAGTATCAGGTACTGGCCCGCTGGGACACGCCGAAGGTGGTGAAGGGCGTGAGCTTCCTGCTTCGCCTGACCGTGACAGCGGACGATGGCAGTGAGCGGCTGGTCAGCACGGCCCGGACGACGGAAACCACATACCGCTTCAGGCAGCTGGCGCTGGGGCGTTACATGTTGACGGTCCGGGCGGTAAATGCGTGGGGACAGCTGGGCGATCCGGCGTCGGTATCGTTCCGGATTGCCGCACCGGCAGCGCCGTCGCGGATTGAGCTGACGCCGGGCTATTTTCAGATAACCGCCACGCCGCATCTTGCCGTTTATGACCCGACGGTACAGTTTGAGTTCTGGTTTTCGGAAAAGCGGATTACCGATATCAGGAAGGTTGAAACCACAGCGCGCTATCTTGGCACGGGGCTGTACTGGATAGCCGCCAGTATCAATATCAAACCGGGCCATGATTATTATTTTTACGTTCGCAGTGTGAACACCGTTGGCAAATCGGCATTCGTGGAGGCTGTTGGTCAGCCGAGTGATGATGCATCCGGTTATCTGGATTTTTTCAAAGGCGAGATAGGGAAAACCCATCTGGCTCAGGAGCTGTGGACGCAGATTGATAACGGTCAGCTTGCGCCTGACCTGGCTGAAATCAGGACGTCCATTAAGGATGTCAGCAATGAAATCACGCAGACCGTCAATAAGAAACTGGAAGACCAGAGTGCGGCAATTCAGCAGATACAGAAGGTTCAGGTTGATACAAATAATAATCTGAACAGCATGTGGGCTGTGAAGCTGCAACAGATGAAGGACGGACGCCTTTATATTGCGGGTATCGGTGCCGGTATTGAGAATACGCCAGCAGGAATGCAGAGTCAGGTGCTGCTGGCGGCAGACAGGATTGCGATGATTAATCCTGCGAATGGCAACACAAAGCCGATGTTTGTTGGTCAGGGCGATCAGATATTCATGAACGACGTGTTCCTGAAACGCCTGACGGCTCCCACCATTACCAGCGGCGGTAATCCTCCGGCATTTTCCCTGACACCGGACGGGCGGCTGACGGCGAAAAATGCCGATATTAGCGGTAACGTGAATGCGAACTCCGGGACGCTCAACAACGTCACGATTAACGAGAACTGTCGGGTTCTGGGAAAACTGTCCGCCAACCAGATTGAAGGCGATCTCGTTAAAACAGTGGGCAAAGCTTTCCCCCGGGACTCCCGTGCACCGGAGCGGTGGCCATCAGGGACCATTACCGTCAGGGTTTATGACGATCAGCCGTTTGACCGGCAGATTGTTATTCCGGCGGTGGCATTCAGTGGCGCTAAGCATGAGAGAGAGCATACTGATATTTACTCCTCATGCCGTCTGATAGTGCGGAAAAACGGTGCTGAAATTTATAACCGTACCGCGCTGGATAATACGCTGATTTACAGTGGCGTTATTGATATGCCTGCCGGTCACGGTCACATGACGCTGGAGTTTTCGGTATCAGCATGGCTGGTGAATAACTGGTATCCCACAGCAAGTATCAGCGATTTGCTGGTTGTGGTGATGAAGAAAGCCACCGCAGGCATCAGTATCAGCTGAATTTTATAACCCATATACGGGCGCCAGAAATGGCGCCTTTTTTATTGCAGAAAAGCGAGAGGTAATTATGCGTAAATTATGTGCTGTTATTCTGTCCGCAGTAGTCTGGCTGGTTGCCGCTGGTACGCCAGCGAGCGCAGCAGAGCATCAGTCCACACTAAGCGCCGGGTATCTTCAGACCCATACTGATATGCCAGGCAGCGATGACCTGAAGGGCATTAACGTGAAATACCGTTATGAATTTACGGACACGCTGGGGCTGGTGACGTCATTCAGCTATGCAGGAGACAGGAATCGCCAGCTTACCCGTTACAGCGATACCCGCTGGCATGAAGATTCCGTTCGTAACCGCTGGTTCAGCGTAATGGCGGGGCCGTCTGTGCGCGTGAATGAATGGTTCAGCGCGTATGCGATGGCGGGCGTGGCTTACAGCCGTGTGTCGACTTTCTCCGGGGATTATCTCCGCGTAACTGACAACAAGGGGAAAACGCACGACGTGCTGACCGGAAGTGATGACGGTCGCCACAGCAACACGTCTCTGGCGTGGGGGGCTGGCGTGCAGTTTAACCCGACCGAATCCGTGGCCATTGATATTGCTTATGAAGGTTCCGGCAGTGGTGACTGGCGCACTGACGGCTTCATCGTGGGTGTCGGCTATAAATTCTGATTAGCCAGGTAACACAGTGTTATGACAGCCCGCCGGTTCAGGCGGGCTT